GCCTCCGCTGACGCACCGCTAGTCATTTGTTCCGGTTGCTGCACGGGCTGCGTGCGGACGCGGTTTCTGCGTTTACTCATTACCAAATCTCCATAATATTGCCGGTGTGGGCCGCTTCGCCCTGTAGCGGTTCGTTTGAAAGGGCATGCATGGTTGCCCAGGCCAAATCTGCGTGGCTGGCTTCTTCGCTGCGGCTGGCTTCATAGGTCGGGCGACTGCCGCTGGCCGTAACGGCCTTGCGGATCGCCATAAACGACTGCGCGATGTCGAGATGCCCCGCGTCGAACTCAAGGCGCTGATGGCTGATGATGTCGTAAGCCTTTAGCACTAAGGCGTTTTTAACGTTCGGGTTATAGACAAACTCTTTCACCGCCGGGAAAAATGCTTTCACGTTTTCGTAAACGCCAAGGCCAACGCCGGTTGAGTCGATGCCGATATAGGTCACGTTATATTGCTGCGTCAGCTTTTTGATGGCGTCAGCCTGAGCGCGAAAGTCCATGCCGCGCCACTGGTGGCGCTCCAGAATGCGGAACTTACCGCCCGGCACGGCAGGCGGCGCGATCACTACACATCCGGCGCTGTCGCCGTTCTGTGTGCCTTTCGCCGGGTCGTAACCGATCCACACTTCACGCCAGCCGAACGGACGCAGGGCCAGCGCTTCGAAGTCATCCCAAATTTCCCAGCTGTCTACCATGCACGCCTGTAATAGCGTGAGCGGGAAAACGGACGCCAGGTCATCCACGAATTCACACATCAGCAGGTTCTGGTATTCCGGCGGGCTGTACTCCATGCGTAACTGGTCCAGATCGAACAAGTTACAGCCGCCGCGCACTGCATCTTCTACGGTAACAATCTGGCGATACTGGCCGTCATCACACATCAGACCCGTAGCTAGGTTGCCGTGCGTCAGGTCGATGTCCACGCGATCGGCTTTGGCCCTGCCTCGGTTATACAGAGCGCCGGACCAGAATGGATACGCGCTGTGTGTCAGGCTGGACGGCGTGGAGAAATAGGTCTGCCGCCACTTTTTATGCAGCGCCATGCCGGAGGCGACCTTGCGCAGTTCCTGGAATTTAGGGATCCAGAAATATTCATCCAGATAGAGATTGCCGTGATAGCTCTGCGCGGTGCGGGCATTGGTGCCCAAAAAATAGAGGCACGCGCCGTTACTGAGCGTCATCGGGTCGCCTTTCAGTTCAACATCAACCTCTTTGGCAAACTCAATGATGTACTGTTTGAAAACGTGCGCCTGTGCCTTACTCGCGGACATAAATATCTGATTGCGTCCGGTGGTCAGCGCATCCATTAATGCCTCACGGGCAAAGTAGAAGGTTGCGCCAATCTGGCGGGATTTGAGCACATTGCGAATACGGTGCTTATTGCCAGCTTCCCACCAGTTTTTTTGATAGCCGAACAGCGAATTACAGAAATTTTCTTCCAGCTTTTCGATTTGTTCATCGGAAAAAACATTCTTTTCCGGCGGCCTGCGCGGTCCGCTGTTGCGGTTCGCTACCTTCGGGTTAAGGTCCGCTTCATTTCCGCCATTACTGAACTTGCCGATGCGGGCGTGACGTTCGGACTGACGCGCCAGCAGGTCAATTTCTTTAAAGTCTTTCCCTTCTTTTTGTTCTTTCAGGATGAGCTGACAGTAACGCGCGGCAGTAGTGAGCTGCATTTGGTCAAGCGGGCCGTAGTCGCCCCATTTGTCGCGTTTCTTCCAGCTGTGAACGGTCGCAGGTTTCTCTCCCAGCATTTCAGCAATGCGGGCGATACGGTATCCCTGAAAGTACAGCAGCATGGCCTGCCTGCGGGGATCGAGGTCATCGGGCGTCATCATCGTAGTCATGTTCCCAACATACGGACCCGCAGATGCCTTTGCCGCTGCTGCACTTTGTATGGTTTTTCATACAACGCCGCCGCGTTGTTTCAGTCCACCTTTCACCGCAACCATAGGGCTACACAGAGTTTTTCCCAATGGAGCCAGACCTATGGCAGCGGCAGTAAAAGCAAAGCGTTTTCGTATCGGGGTGGAAGGTGCCACCACGGACGGACGCGAAATTCAGCGCGAATGGCTAACAGAAATGGCCGCAGCGTACACACCAGAGGTGTACACCGCGTTAATTAACCTGGAACACCTGAAATCCTACTCGCCTGACGGGGCGTTTAAACGCTATGGCCGCGTAATCGGTCTGACGGCGGAAGAAGTCACTGAGGGACCACTGGCAGGCAAGATGGCGCTTTACGCTGAGATCGAGCCAACCCCGGAACTGGTCGCGCTTACGAAGCAGTGGCAGAAAATTTTTACCTCTATGGAGGTCAGCCCGAAATTCGCTGACACCGGCAAAGCCTACCTGATTGGCCTGGCGGCTACTGATGACCCGGCAAGCCTTGGCACGGAGATGCTGGCATTTAGCGCCAGTGCCGTGCAAAACCCGCTGGCGAACCGCAAAAAAGATCCAGCCAACCTGTTCAGCGCCGCAGAAGAAACTCTTATCGAGCTGGAAAACGTGCCGGACGAAAAGCCGTCTCTGTTTAGCCGCGTTACCGCGCTGTTTGCGAAAAAGCAGATCTCCGACGATGCCCGTTTTTCTGATGTTTATCAGGCGGTAGAGCTGATTGCGACAGAACAGCAAGGCTACAGCGAGCGCAACGATAAAGCGGTGAGTGAACAGGCAGAACGTACGGACGCGCTGGCAGCCGATTTGCAAAAGCAAGCGACAGAATTTGCCGCGCTAAAAGAGCAGCTGAGCCGTCAGGACAGTCGTGCCGACTACCGCCAGCGAGCACCGGGCGGCGACGCACCGGCTGGCACCCTGACCAATTGCTGATGGAGCAAAAAACCCAATGAAAAAGAATACCCGTTTTGCCTTTAACGCTTACCTGAGCCAGCTGGCTCGTGTCTATTCCGTGGAAATCACAGAGCTGTCCAGCAAGTTCAGCGTAGAGCCATCCGTAGCGCAGACGCTGGAAGACCAGATCCAGCAGTCCGCCGCGTTCCTGACGCTGGTTAACATGATTGGCGTGTCTGACCAGTCCGGCCAGTTGCTGGGCCTTGGCGTCGGCAGCACTATTGCAGGCACCACGGATACTGGCGCAAAAGACCGCGAGCCAACCGATCCCAGCGTTCTGTCTGATGTTGAGTACAAGTGCGAACAGACCAACTTCGACACGGCAATTACTTACGCGAAGCTGGATCTGTGGGCGAAGTTCCAGAATTTTCAGGTGCGCATCCGTGACGCTATCGTGAAACGCCAGGCGCTGGACCGCATTATGATTGGCTTCAACGGAGTGAAACGCGCTAAGACCTCAAGCCGTGTGGAAAACCCGCTGTTGCAAGACGTGAATAAAGGCTGGCTGCAAAAGGTCCGCGAAGACGCACCGGATCACGTTATGGGCAGCACCACGAAAGACGGCGTAATCACTAAGGTGCCGGTGCTGGTTGGTAAAGGGCAGGCTTATGCCAATCTCGATGCGCTGGTAATGAATACCGTTAACGAACTGATTGACCCAATTTTTCAGGACGATGACGACCTTGTGGTTATCTGCGGTCGTGAGCTGTTATCCGATAAATATTTCCCGCTGGTAAACAACGACCAGGCGAACACGGAAAAGCTGGCAGCAGATCTTATTATCAGCCAGAAACGCATGGGTGGTTTGCAGGCGGTTCGTGCGCCTTACTTCCCGGCAAACGCGCTGCTGATTACTCGTCTGGATAACCTGTCTATCTACTGGCAGGAAGATACCCGCCGCCGTTCGGTTATCGACAACCCGAAACGCGACCGCATCGAAAACTTTGAATCAGTGAATGAAGCGTATGTGGTAGAGGATTACCGCTGTGCCGCGCTGGTTGAAAACATCGAAACGGCTGTTACTGCTGAATCGACAGACGCGGCCGGAGCATAACGCATGAGCCTGAATCCCGCACGAGAATGGAAGCTGCGCATTCAGGCTGAACAGGCCGCCCATCGGGGCGGCAATGTTCGCCATGCAAAAGGTTATGACCTGATGCTGATGCAGCTGAACGAAGATCGCCGCCGCCTGAAGGGCGTACAGTCCACGGTGAAAAAAGCGGAAATCAAGGTAGAGGTGCTGCCCGGCTATACCGCATGGGTAAATGGCGTGTTGGCCGCTGACGGTACACAACAGGATGATGTGCTGATGTACGTAATGCTGTGGCGCATCGATGCCGGAGATTATATCGGGGCGCTCACTATCGGACGCCATGCGCTCAAACATGGCTGGGTGATGCCGAAAGGCTTTAACCGTAACGTGCAGACCCTGCTGGCTGAAGAGATGGCTGATGCGGCCAAAGCAGCCCTTTTGGCTCAAACCTCTTTTAATTCCTCATTACTGGTGCAGACGCTGGACGCGATTGGCGATCGGGATATGCCGGACCAGTCACGTGCCCGGCTGCATAAGTCGCTTGGCTGGCTGCTGCGTGCAGACAATCCCGCCCTAGCCCTAAATCATCTGAAACGTGCCCTGCAACTGGATGAACGTTGCGGCGTGAAAAAAGACATAGAGCAGTTGGAGCGACAGGTGCGCAATGCCAGCTGATACCGGACGTGCCCACGCGCGGGGCGGCACAAGGTGGCGACAGGCAGCGCCGCATCAAAACCTTGTCCACCGCCCAACTAATTCAGGAGAAACACGGCAATGAAATTTGTAGCGCCGGAGCAGGCGACGGGAACGCCGGAAGTTATTCCTAATAACTCATTCTGGCCGGATATGGATCTGGCGCGATTCCGTAGCGCAATGCGCGTTGACGGCACAGTGACGGCTGACCGGCTTAAACAGGTGGTGCTGACCGCAATGGCGGAAGTGAATGCTGAGCTTTATCCGTGGCGAGAACGTCAGGAACTGGCGGGCTATAACAGCCTGAGCGATGTTCCTGCCGAAAAGCTGGCCGGGGAAAGTGTACGTGTTCATCACTATCAAAATGCAGTGTGGTGCTGGACCCGCGCTGTGCTGAATGAGCGCTATCAGGATTATGACGCCACGGCGTCAGGCGTGAAACGAGGGGAAGCACTGGACGATGCTGCGGGCGATCTGTGGCGCGATGCACGCTGGGCTATCAGCCGCGTGCAGAACATGCCGCATGTTGTGGTGGAACTTATCTGATGAAGGTGCGTGCGCAGCAGTATGACACGGTTGATGCGCTCTGCTGGCGTCATTACGGGCGCACGCAGGGGCTGGCGGAACAGGTGCTGCAAGCGAATCCGGGACTGGCCGCTTATGGGCCTTTTCTGCCTCACGGGCTGGAAGTGGAGCTGCCGGACATCCCGTCCACAGTTACCGCGCAGACCGTTCAGCTTTGGGACTGAATTATGACGACAGAACGTATCAGTGCCTTTCTCACGTATTGCATTGCAGTGCTGATGGCTTGGCTGGGCAATATGGATCTGAAGGATATCGGCACGCTGGCCGGGATCGTGCTGGGCGTGCTGATGACCTTTATCAGTTGGTACTACAAGCGCAAAACTTATCAACTGCTGATCAGCGGCAAAATCAGCCGGGGGCAATATGAATCTGCAAATCGTTAAGCGTTGTGCGGTTGGCGCGGTGCTGGCGCTGGCCGCCACGCTGCCGGGGTTTCAGCTGCTGCATACCTCGCCGGAAGGTTTGAAACTTATCGCTGATTATGAGGGATGCCGTCTCCAGCCTTACCAGTGTAGCGCTGGAGTATGGACGGACGGCATCGGCAATACGCGGGACGTGGTGCCGGGGCAGAGCATTACAGTACGGCAGGCAGCGGGCAACTTTATTACCAATGTGCTGAAGGTCGAGAGATCGTTGGGACACTGCATTAACGTGGCGTTGCCGCAAAAAGTCTATGACGCGGTAGTGTCGTTTGCCTTCAATGTAGGAACCGGCAGCGCATGTGGATCCACGCTGGTCAGGCTACTGAATCAGCAGCGGCTGAGCGACGCCTGTCGGGAACTGCCGCGCTGGGTATATGTAAAAGGTGTCTTCAGTCAGGGGCTGGACAACCGGCGGGTAAGGGAAATGGCCTGGTGCCTGAAGGGGGCTGCGGGTTGATGCGGATGCTGGCGGTAATTATGGCCGGTTTGCTGACCGCGCTGGGCTGGCAATGGTGGCGGCTTAATGATACGCAGCAACAAATCAGCACGCAGCAAGCGGCCATCCAGAATCAGAATAAAATGCTGACGCAGAAAAACAGCCAGCTAATAGCCCTGAATATTCTGGTGCAAACCAGTAACCGCGAACAGATGAAACTTTACGCCGCAGCCGAAGAAACCAGTGCGCTACTGCAACAGCGGCAGCGCCAGATTGAGGAACTAACCCATGAAAACGAGACGTTTCGCCGCTGGGCTGCTGCCTCTTTGCCTGATGCTGTTATCCGGCTGCGGCAGCGACCGGCCATCACAGGAGGTCAATCTTTCCGTGACTGGTTGTCCCAAAATAACGCGCTGCCGTCTGGCAGCGACCAGCCCGCGCAATAACGGCGATCTGAATCGCCTGCTGGATGAAACCGAATCTGCCTGGGCGAACTGTGCGGAAAAGGTGGATACCATCGTGACCTGTCAGGAACGCAATGATGAACAAGCCGCAATCCTTACGAAAAGCCCTGAATGACGCCGTGCCATATGTCCGGGAAAACCCGGACAGGCTGCACCTGTTTGTAGATAATGGATCGCTGATTGCGACGCCTGCCGCATCGATCTCGTGGGAATACCGTTACACCTTGAACGTGGTGGTGACGGACTTTACCGGCGACCAAAATTTGCTAATGGCTCCAATTCTGTTCTGGTTGCGGGAAAACCAGCCGGACCAGATGCAGAACGTAACGGAGCGGGAAAGGCTATTTACCTTTGAGGTTGATATTCTGGGCAACGGAGCCTGCGATCTCAGCATGAACCTGAAATTAACAGAGCGCGTGTTGGCACGTGAGGTGAATGGCGCAATGCAAGTTGAAACTCTGCCTGAACCGGAACTGCCTGATGATTACTGGGATGGTTATTAATGGACGATCTGCACCAGGTAGATGCCTGGCTGGCCGCGCTGTTGGCGAATCTGGAACCGGCAGCCCGCACAAAGATGTTGCGAGAGGTGGCGCGAGACGTGCGGCGCATTCAGCAGCAGAACATGACCGCGCAAAGAGCGCCGGACGGAACGGCATGGGAACCGCGTAAAGTAACGGCACGGACAAAGCCTGGACGGGTAAGGCGTAAGATGTTTATGAAGCTGAAAACGGCTAAGTATCTTAAGGCAATATCTAATGCAGATAGTGCAACGGTACAATTTGACGCCAAAGTGCGGCGTATCGCTCGTGTACATCACTATGGATTGAGAGAGCCTTTTTTAAATATCTATAAGGATGTAATTTATCCATCTAGAAAATTGATTGGATTTGATAAAATGACTGTAGAATCTATACAGTCATTTTATCTTAGTAAGTGGTTTTCTTTATGACATTCAACCGTATTTTTGCCGTATTGTTAATGCGGTTGGGGAGAAATGCTGACATTGGAAATAGTCTGTTCTTAACTCTATTGCTGTTCTGATGTCAATACTTGAGCTAAATAAGTTTTTTATTCCATCCTTATCATTTAGAAGCCTTCTTCTTTCTTTTTCTTCTTGCAATAAAGTTTCTTGGACCTTTTGTGATATTTTTTCAAAAACAAAGTCATAAACATCATGACCCCTGATGAAGTAAAATATCTGCTCTTCTCCACCAATTTTGCATTTTATTTTTTCGCAAAATTCTTGGTATTCATTATGAAGATCTTGGTTAAAGTATCTCGCCGAAATTTCTGTCACTAATCCATTTAAATCATTAAAGAAATAGTTTTTGTTATATTTATCAAGTTCCGGTTTCTTCGCGTAATCTATTTTTTTTGTAAGCGTATCCTTTATCGAAATCAATAATTCATCGTTTACTCCAGACCATTCTTTCATGCCTTTCTTAAGAAAAAAAAGAGCTAGCGAGTGTGCTGGATAAATACATTTTGAAAAATCTTTCATGAAAATTTCAAAATCGAAATCCCCAGGCCAAGACGTTAGGCTTGTCGCTCTCTGGACCGTTTCTTTAAAACCTTTCGGATGCGAAATTACATTTTCTCTTGAGCAAACTTTCGTCTCAAAAACATAATCATTTTCTTTAATAAAACCATAAGGGTATGAGTAATCTTCAAGGATATATCTGTAGTCGCTGTCAATACAAATCAGAACAAGAGGGCCAGGTTGTAAATCACCTGAGTTTACTAGTTTTGCGATGCGGCTACAGCCATTAGCATTTTTATCATCCTGTGAAGAACAATCATAAGATCTTCTGAATGAGAAATTATATTTTGAGCTTGATTGAGGAAATATGGTTTTCCAAAATCTAATGTCCAAGTCTGCCTCAACCCATACTACTACATCCTGCTTATATTTCTCTCCGTACAAGTTAGAGAATTGCTCCATGTATTCTGAAGATAATGTTATTTTACCTTTCATAACATAACATCTTCCATATTAATTACATCAAAATCACATTCATTTAAAAACATAGCAGGGGAATGCGTCGCTATAATAAATTGTGACTCATGAGCTATTTCGGATAATGTTGAAATTAATATTTTTTGCCATTCAATATGCAATGATAAATCTGGTTCATCAAGGATAAATATTGTTTTCTTATCGTTTGATAAAAATGCTAAAAGAAAAAGACCAAGTAGATTTTTTTCACCTTTTGATAAATTATTCCATGTAATTAAATCGTTATCGGCATTTTTTAACGCCAAAAAATTCCTGTCGTCTCTACTTATTGCCTTTCCTGTGCACTTAAAGAAAAGCTCTAATTTTTCTTCAAATCTTCTTATTTCACTCAAAGATTCACTGTCGTTGATGTGCTGTTTTCTAACCACATCGGTCACAACTTCTCTTATTAAATTTATGTTGCTGCTAGATTTGTCGCTCTCTAATAAAGCTTTTTCAAGATTTTTTAAAATATTATCAGTTTCATTAACTGCTTTAATGTTGTTTTCTTTGTTAATATCGTTTTCATATCCCAGAAAATCTATTAATAGTTCTTTTAAGGTTTTATTGATTGCTTTGTTTTTTTCAACTTCTGTTTGGTTTTCTTCTGTCGTAGCATAAGGCCTACTAGGTGTTCTGAATTTCTCATCTTTAAATAGCACTGGCGATAATACAGCGTCTACCTTTTTTCCGTATATTTCTGAGGATGAAGGGGCTTTAATTAATCTAACCAAATATCTTTTCTTTATTTTATCTTGACTTTCTTTAGATAGCGTGACGTTATTTAAATTTGTAGACTTATTTGTTTTTGCATTTATCTCAGCTGTTATCTCTTTCTTAAATCTCTGAGCAGAATACGATTGTGTTTTAAGCGCTTTGTTGACTTTAATGATATTGTCTTCAAAGGATTTATCTTTAGCATCAAAATTTGCATTTAAAGATGCATTGTAAATAGTAATATTCCCTTCAAGTTCACTTTTTGTAGACCAATCGCTTCCGCCTAAATTTGGTGAGTCACCTTCTTGCAAAGAACTATATATAAAATCTAAGATAGTGCTTTTACCTGATCCATTAAATCCAGTTAAGAACGTTATTTTATTAGAGAATTTTAATCTTATTGATTTATTTTTAGACCACATATTGTGGATTTCAAAATTTCTTAACAAATTGGAACTCATATACTCTCCTTATGCAGATGACCAGATTGTATGGCGAACAGTACAATTAGTACAGCTAGTATCGATAGTGAAAAAATATATCTTGTTTATATGAACACACAACTCACCGAACTAATGCGCCTGATTACCAACCTGATCCGCACTGGGACCATCTCGGCGGTCGATAAGGAGAACTGGCTTTGCCGTGTGAAAACGGGCGACCTTGAAACTAACTGGATTAACTGGCTTACCCTGCGGGCCGGGAACTCACGTACCTGGTGGAAACCCTCCGTTGGTGAGCAGGTGCTGCTGCTAAGTCTCGGCGGCCATCTGGATACCGCTTTTGCACTACCCGCCATCTATTCCGACGCTTGCCCGCCTCCGTCTGATTCTGAAGAGGGTTGCGTAACCCTGTTCCCGGACGGTGCCCGGTTTGAATATGAACCTGAAACCGGCCAGTTAGCGATCTCTGGTATTAAAAGCATCCGCATTGATGCGGCGGACAGCATTGACCTGAACACTGAAAAGCTTTCTATCAATGCCAGCCAGACGCATATCAGCAGCGAAATGGTAATTACCGGCAGTGTTAAACAGAGCGGCGGTGCGATGAGTTCAAACGGTGTTGTAGTGGATTCGCATAAACATGGCGGCGTAAAGGCTGGCAGTGACACTTCCGGGGGACCGCAATGACGATGTATACCGGCATGAACCAGCAGAGCGGGCTGGCGCTCACTGATATGGATCACATCCGCCAGTCGGTGCGTGACATTCTGTTGACGCCGCTGGGCAGCCGCATAGCTCGGCGGCAATATGGTTCGCTTCTGTTTGCCCTGACGGATCAGCCGCAAAACGATGCGTTAAAACTGCAAATTATGGCGGCGGTCTATGGCGCACTGAGCCGCTGGGAACCTCGTATCAGGCTGGACACGATTAACATCACGCGCAATTACGATGGCTCAATGCAGGTTGAGTTGACCGGCCAGCGTGCTGATGGCTCACCGCTGGCGATGAACGTTTCTACGGGAGTGAGTAATGGCGGTTATTGATCTTTCACAGTTGCCCGCGCCGGACGTAGTAGAAGTGCCGGATTTCGAGTCGCTGTTGGCTGAACGCAAAGAAGCCTTTATCGCGCTTTATCTGCCAGACGAACAGGACGCGGTGCGTCGCACGCTGGCGCTGGAATCGGAACCTATCGTGAAGCAGTTGCAGGAAAGCACTTACCGGGAGGTATTGCTGCGCCAGCGTATCAACGAGGCGGCGCAGGCGGTAATGGTTGCCTATGCGCTTGGCAGCGATCTGGATCAGTTGGCCGCCGCATACAACGTGCAACGCCTGACCGTCACGGTCGCAGACCCGGATGCGGTGCCGCCAGTTATGGCGGAAATGGAATCGGATGATGACCTGCGCCTGCGTATTCCAGCGGCGTTTGAAGGGCTGTCCGTGGCCGGTCCTGCGGCTGCGTATGAGTTCTACGCCCGCAGCGCGGATGGTCGGGTAGCGGATGTTTCCGCGACCAGTCCAGCCCCGGCGGAAGTCCTGATTACCGTATTAAGCCGCGAGGATGGCGGCAGCGCACCGGCTGATCTGCTGACGAACGTTGAAACGGCGCTGAATGATGAGAGCGTGCGCCCGGTTGCCGATCGCCTCACGGTTCAGGGGGCAGCGATATTCAATTATCGCGTGGAGGCGCGGCTGCATCTGTATGACGGTGTGGTGGCCGGTCCATGCCTGGATGCAGCAAACGCCGCGCTGGCAACTTACCTTGATGAGCAGACAAAACTGGGCCGCAGCGTGCGCACAAAATCATACGGCGCAGTGCTACGCGTGGCAGGTGTTGACTGGGTGGAAATGGTTGAGCCTGCCAGCGACATCATCATGGACCGCACGCAATCCGGTTTTTGTACCGGCACTGCCGTGAGTGTCGCTGCTGATAAAGAGGCGAGCTGATGAGCAATAGTCTGTTGCCGCCCGGTTCTTCCGCGCTTGAGCGCAGGCTAGCTGCCGCGTGTAGCGGTATGGCCGGGCTGAATGTGCCGCTACGCGAGCTGTGGAAACCGGCAACCTGCCCGGAAAAGTTTCTGCCTTATCTCGCCTGGGCATTTTCAGTCGACCGCTGGGATGAAAGCTGGGTGGAAAGCGTCAAGCGCAAAGTAGTACTTGATGCGTTTTATATCCATCAGCACAAAGGCACGACCAGCGCCATTCGCCGCGTGGTGGAACCATTTGGCTTTCTTATCCGCATCATTGAATGGTGGCAGACCGGCGAAGCGCCCGGCACGTTCCGCCTGGATATTGGCGTGCAGGATAAGGGCATTACGGAGGAAAGCTATCAGGAACTGGAGCGGCTGATAAGCGATGCCCGCCCGTGTAGTCGTCATCTGCTGGGGATGTCCATTAACTTGCAGGTCAGCGGCCAGATGCAGATGGCGGCAGCCAGTTACAACGGCGACGACCTTACTGTTTACCCCTATACCCCGGACATTATTTCCGCCAGTGGTACCGCTTATGGCGGCGCGGTGGTTCACGTTATCGACTTGCTGGAAGTAGGACCATGACACAAAAATATTATGCAATCGTCACCAACCTGGGCGCAGCGAAACTTGCTAACGCAGCGGCACTTGGCACAAAACTGAATATCTCACAGATGGCCGTAGGCGACGGCGGCGGCACACTGCCAACTCCGAACGCCAGCCAGACCCAGCTGGTTAATGAGGTACGCCGGGCCGCGCTAAATTCTCTGAGCATTGACGCGGCCAACTCAAGCCAGATAGTTGCAGAACAGATTATCCCGGAAACGGAAGGCGGCTTCTGGATCCGTGAGATGGGGCTGTTTGACGCGGACGGCACGCTGATTGCGGTTTGTAATGCAGCAGAAACCTATAAACCGCAGTTGCAGGAAGGGAGCGGACGCACGCAGCGGGTGCGCATGCTGATTATCGTAAACAGTACCAACGCCATTACTTTGAAGGTCGATCCATCTGTAGTGCTGGCAACGCGGGACTATGTAGACGATAACGTGCTGGAGGTGCGCCAGTATGCTGATGTATTGATGGGTAATCACCTGGCCGCCTCCGATCCTCATCCACAATATGCGCTTACAGCGAATCCGGTTTTGACCGGAAAGCCACAGGCACCGACCGCTGCTTCTGGCGATAATTCAAAACAGCTGGCAACGACCGCTTTTGTCTCTGCGGCGTTGGCTGCCCTAGCTGGAACAGCACCGGCCGCGCTGGATACGCTGAAAGAACTGGCTGACGCGATGGGCAACGACCCCAACTTTTCCACTACGGTGCTAAACAGCCTGGCGGCAAAGATGGACAAGGCACAGAACGGCAAAGATATTACTGACGTGGCGGCCTTCCTGGATAACCTCGGCCTTGGCGCAGGCTCTGCAATGCCCGTGGGCGTGCCGATCCCCTGGCCACAGAGTAATGCTCCCACTGGCTGGTTAAAGTGCAATGGCGCGACGTTCAGCGCGGTATCCTATCCAGAACTGGCGAAAGCCTATCCTTCGCTGAAACTCCCGGATTTACGCGGTGAGTTTATTCGTGGGTGGGATGATGGGCGTGGAGCAGATTCTGGGCGAAGTATTCTATCAAGCCAGTTCGGAACATCTATCCGTACCGGAGCGGTAGATTATTTTGGTTCTGATACGACAACGACAAATGGAACTATTGGTACGGCATTTTCTGATGCAGATTCTACAACTACATCTTATCCGACCAACGCTAAAACCCCTGTCGGTGGTGTGTTTGCCGGGATACTTACCGATAACAGCATGTCAGCTACGCAGATACCAACCGGTTTCACAAATCCCTATGGGCTATGGATCACTACTCGCCCACGCAACATCGCATTTAACTACATTGTAAGGGCTGCATAATGGCAGGAGTCACATTGGGTAATAACGGGTTGGCGAAAATTTCGGGGACATTAACGGTTTATAACTACGACAGCCAGACCGGTGAATTTACTGGTGCGACAGATGAGTATTTACCGCAGGGCGTAGGGATTCCGGATAGCGCCTGTATCGATATGCCGCCGGATGTCGCAGCGGGTTTTGTTGTCATCCGCGAGGCGGGTTGCTGGCAACAATTGGCCGATCATCGTGGTGAAATCGTCTACTCTACTACTGATGGTTCGCCGGTCCCGGTTACTGTACCAGGCGATTATCCGGCAGGTACAACAACGCAAAAACCGGCGACCGCTTTTGACCGCTGGGGCGGGGAGCGTTGGGTAACGGATGATAAGGCTCAGAATGCAGCGGCGATCGCAGCCGCAAATACGGAAAAAGAAAATCGTATCTCGGAAGCAAACAGCATCACCCAGGCATGGCAGACGCAGCTGCTGCTGGGAATAATCACCGCTGCGGATAAAGCTTCGCTTACGGCATGGATGAAATATGTTCAGGCAGTGCAAAGCCTTGATACTGCCATTGTGCAGGATATCACCTGGCCGGAAAAGCCAGTCAGTTAACAGTCTTACACCGGTCGGGCAGGTTTATGTCCGGCTGGTCTGCACTGCCCATGATGTAGTAGTCTTTCTGGCTCATCTAAGGGACTCCTTGCAACAGTAGTCCTACACCTTTCCCTATGAGTTCTGCAAGACCAGCACCAAACTCTCCGGTTTCATTTTGATTATAGTTCTGTATAATAATGCGTCATTAAAAAAGGACGATAATTAATGTTGCTATCCCAATATTTAAAGCTAAATATCACAGCAGAAAAAAAAATTGCCGATGCCTTCAGCAAAGGGTTACAAGGTGTGGGTAACGTAGCCAGAGAAAATCTTAGTGACATATATTCTGGCACAGAGCGGCTGTCATGGCGCAGCTCGTGTTTCACTGATAAGTACAGTGATGTTTGCAGCGAGTTGAATTTGGAAGATAAAAGGATGTTCCTCTCTATCTATGAAGCATATAAAAGGAAAGATGTTTTTTTGGATATGTTTCAACTTTACACCGCCTATCTGTTACGCGATCAGGATACGAGAAAACTTGAAAACCCTGATTCGCCAATACAGAAAAAAGTAATGGCTATTGCTGGATTCGCTGCGAACGGCAAAGCATCGAAAGTTACAAAAATGGCTATCTCGTATGCAATGGCTAAAGGGATGGCAGAAGCCGCGCCAATTTCTATGGCTATCAGAACGGCCATCAATGGTACCAGCTATATTGCTTTGTCCGGATTAGGTTTTTATGGGAAAGTGCAAAAATCAGCCATGGCCGCTCGACGCCTGCGCGCAACCAATCCTTTATTTTATCAGGCTCTTTACAGAAATAATCTTGAAATGCTCTATATTTATATTGAAAAAGTCATCAACTCTTTCAATATGAAGTTAAGCGGAAGAACATCGCCAACAGAACAAGATATTATCAGACTACTGGATGGTATAAATTGAATTTTTTAACGAAATTTATATTAAATATTGCTATCGATTACGTGCCTGTATTGTTAGTAATAGTTGCGGGGGTATTTTATGTGGTGTTTTTTCCGGATTACTGGGGAAGGCTGTTGCTAATTACCATTGTTGTAATATTCGTATTAAGCGTTAAGGTTTTCAATAAAATACAGTTTAAATCTAAAAGGAAGTAGTGTAATTGAGCGTTGTTGTGGTCATTTTCGATGTATTAAAATGAATTTCATCAACCCCTATAAAGTGATTACAGGTGAAAAAGGACAAGGACAGTATGAGTACTGCTGAAAGGGTTCGTCGCCTGGTTGCTAAATATTTCTGGGAAATGCCAGATGGCGCATCCCTGAGTACAGGTAAAAATGGTGTATTGCCTGAAGAGGCTCATGACTTTTTTGAAGAGTACGCTGAATTATTTCACGTCGATATGACTGGTTTTGAATTACGCCGCTATTTCCCAGCCACAGGAATACCATTTCTACCAAATGCTATTTTACCAAAATATCTGCGCGCCGATCGCCATCAACCTGAGCCGTTGACTATTCAAATGTTGATTGATTCTGCCGAGGCGGGGCAGTGGTTATATTCGTGATATTGGTGTTGATAATTTTTCTACGTTAGATATGGCCGTAATTTTTCAAGAAGTGCCAGCCTGTTTTACAGGTTGGCCATAGTATAAAAAATAGTTAGCCTCTAGTTGCTGACCATTAATATAGTTAAGGCAATAAAGGAAATATGCAAAATTATAATATTTCTTTTCTTCTTGATATGGCCTACCAACAATCCACCTTCTTTTTTTGTTATCACATAAAAAAACACCATGGCGGCTTCCAATAATATGAAAAGTAAAACTATGCCCGCAGCATTTGAAGCAGAATGTAATCCAGGTAGAGGATAGTCTTTTAGCGCATGTATGAAGGAACCGATAGTAATAAAAAGCATGGCGTTACAGGTAGAGCAAAGCCAAAGTAATATATCACCGATGACTTTTCTGTAAAAACTTAATAATTTTCCTATGGCAGTATTTTTCCATTCAGGAAGCTGCATTTTTTCAATGTCCTTTGTAAACCAAGCTATTGCCATAAAGACGAGTATCCATAAGCCAATGGTATTTATGGATAGACCACTTTTTTCTATTGTATTTTTCAGGTTTTTTGTGAATGAAAAATTCGTTTTGGTACTTGCCAGGTAAAAAGTCACACAAGTGAAAAATGTCCATAAAGAAATACGATATGCCAATTCCCGATACATACTTGCTTTGAACCATTCATCACAACTGGCTTGCTCTGCCTTCATTTCTTCTCCCTTATTGCATCGAATTTATTTGTGCGGTTGCTTAAACAATTTATCACAAATGAATCTTTCTCTGGACTGATACAACATAGCGGAACCCCTTAACAGGAGATCCGCTATATGGCTGACGATTATCATCACGGCGTGCGCGTTACGGAAATTAACGAAGGCACCCGGACTATCTCAACGGTAAGCACCGCGATAGTAGGCATGGTCTGTACCGCAGACGATGCCGACGCGGCGACTTTTCCACTGAATAAACCTGTTTTACTTACCGACGTGCTAACGGCCAGCGGCAAAGCTGGCGAGTCCGGTACGCTGGCCCGGTCACTGGATGCGATCGCTGACCAGTCGAAACCCGTCACCGTTGTGGTACGTGTACCGCAGGGCGAAACCGAAGCGGAAACCACCTCAAATATTATTGGCGGCGTAACGGCTGAAGGTAAACGCACCGGCATGAAAGCGCTGCTGGCCTCACAGGCCCAGCTGGGCGTAAAGCCCCGTATTCTTGGCGTTCCGGGGCATGATACGCAGGCGGTGGCAACAGAGCTGCTTAGCGTCGCGCAGAGCCTGCGCGGCTTCGCGTATCTCTCGGCATATGGCTGCAAAACCGTGGACGAGGCGATCGCCTATCGCGCCAACTTTAGCCAGCGCGAAGGGATGCTTATCTGGCCGGATTTTATCAATTTCGACACCGTATTACAGGCGGATGCAACGGCCTACGCAACCGCCCGTGCGCTGGGGCTGCGTGCCAAAATTGATGAACAGACAGGCTGGCATAAAACGCTTTCAAACACAGGCGTAAATGGCGTTACCGGACTTTCTGCTGATGTGTTCTGGGACTTGCAGGATCCGGCAACCGACGCGGGCCTGCTGAATAAAAATGATATCACCACGCTAATCCGCCAGGACGGTTTTCGCTTTTGGGGATCACGCTGCCTTAGCAATGACCCGCTGTTTGCCTTCGAGAACTATACCCGCACCGCCCAGGTGCTGGCCGATACGATGGCGGAAGCGCAGATGTGGGCCATTGATGGCGCACTTAACCCCTCTCTGGCCCGCGACATTATCGAAAGCATTCGCGCCAAACTGCGTAGCCTGGTCAGTCAGGGCTATCTGATCGGCGCAGACTGTTGGCTGGACGAGGCAGCGAACGATAAAGATACGCTCAAGGCGGGAAAACTCACTATTGATTACGACTATACGCCGGTGCCGCCGCTGGAAAATCTGATGCTGCGTCAGCGTATTACGGATCAATATCTGGTGAGTTTTGCCAGCCAGGTCAGCGCATAAGGAGAAATAAGCATGGCTTTACCCCGCAAACTTAAACACCTGAATTTGTTCAATGCCGGTGAAAACTGGCAGGGCCTGGTTGAGTCCGTCACGCTACCAAAATTCACGCGCAAGTTTGAAAAGTATCGCGGCGGCGGAATGCCTGGCGCGGTTGATATTGATATGGGCCTGGATGACGGCGCGCTGGATACGGAATTCTCCATCGGCGGTACAGAGTTGCAGCTATTCAAACAGATGGGAGCTGTCACTGCTGACGCTATCCAACTGCGTTTTACCGGTTCTATTCAGACAGACAGCACCGGAGAAGTGCAGGCGGTAGAGTTGGTGATCCGTGGCCGTCATAAAGAAATCGACTCTGGAGAATGGAAGACCGGCGAAAGCAACAGCACGAAAGTTTCCAGCACCAACAGCTACGCAAAACTGACTATCAACGGCGAAGTCGTTTATGAAGTCGATTTGATGAACATGATTGAAAACGTGGGCGGCAGCGATCTGCTCGAAAAACACCGTACTGCTATCGGTCTTTAATCAGCAGGCAATAGCGACTCTGGCGCAATTTAGATTCAGGATTAAATAATGACAGAACAACACATCGACGCAACACCACAACCTTTGCAGAAAACTATTTCACTGGATACGCCGGTAACGCGAGGTAAAGAGAAAATTACCACAGTGACCTTGTGCAAGCCTCAGTCCGGGGCGCTGCGCGGCACTCGCCTTCAGGCGCTGATGGATATGGATGTGAATGCCATGATGACCGTTATTCCGCGTATTAGTTTGCCAGCACTACAGGCGCATGAGATTGCAGAAATGGACCCGGCAGATCTGCTTTCCCTGTCGGTAGAGGTGGTCACTTTTTTGTTGCCGAAGTCGGCGCTGTCAGATTTCCCGACAGCCTGACGGTAGACGATTTGGTGGCGGATATCGCCACCATTTTTCACTGGCCGCCGTCCGTCACAGACATCATGCCGTTAACAGAGGTACTGGAGTGGCGGCATAAGGCCATCTTAAGAAGTGGAGCCGGTGACGATGAGTGACACTAACCTGCGTCTACAGGTTGTCTTAAACGCGGTGGATAAAATCACCCGTCCTTTCCGAAAAGCGCAGGCCGGTTCTCAGGAGCTGGCCGCCGCACTGAAAGCCAGCAAGGCTACCCTAAAAGCCCTGAATGAACAGGCTGGGAAAATTGACGGTTTTCGCAAAACGCGTTCACAGCTTGCTATTACCGAAAAGAACCTGGCTGCCGCCCGACAGGAAGCCGCAGCCCTGGCAACGCAATTTGCGGCGACAAATAAGCCAACCGCACAGCAGGCCAGGCTGTTGGAGCAGGCGAAAAACCGTGTTAACGATCTTCAGTCCAAATTTAACGGGCTGCGTTTTTCTGTCCAGCGCCAGCGCGATGCA